ATATTTGAATTAGAAACAAAATTATTTTTATGTTTAGTTGACATGAAATTTAAAGGCGTTAAAATAGATCGGTCAAAAGCTATCCTATTTGGTAGACATCTCAAAAAACGTAGAGACCAGATAATAAAGGCAATAGAAAATATCACAACAATAAGAGTTGACATCTGGGCTGCAGCATCAATTAAAAAATTATTAGATCATTTGCACATAAAAGATTACAAGGTCACTCCTAAATCTAAGATGCCACAACTGCCAAAAGATTATCTTAAAACACACAATAATAAATGTTTACGTATGATCGCAAAGGCAAGAGAGTATGACAAAGCAGTCAATACTTTTATAGATGGATTACTAGAGTATGTGCATGAGGATAGAATACATGCAGATATAAATCAAATTAGATCAGATACCGGCGGTACGGTTACCGGCAGATTTAGTATGTCTAATCCTAATTTGCAACAGATACCGGCCAAAGGTTACATAGGTAAAAAAATGAGAGAACTATTTATACCAGAGGATGGTTGTAAATGGGGTAGTTTTGATTATTCACAACAAGAACCACGTATTGTAGTGCATTACGCTATAAAACTGGGCCTACCAGGCACAGAGAGCCTTCAGAATGAATTTGATAGAGATGATGCCGATTTTCATCAAATAGTCGCTGACATGGCTAATATCTCCAGGAAACAGGCAAAAACAATCAACTTAGGTCTTTTCTATGGCATGGGTAAGATTAAGCTACAGAAAGAGTTGGGTCTGGACCAGAGACAGGCAAAAGAACTATTTAACGAGTATCACAGCAGGGTGCCGTTTGTAAGACAGCTGTCACAGGAACTTATTGCTTTTGCAAAAGAAAACAGATTACTATTTACACTGCACGATAGATTCTGCAGATTTGATAGATGGGAAACAACAAACAAGGAATGGAATCCTGAAACAAACAGATTTAATGAAGTGCCACTCTACACAAAAGATCAGGCGATGGAAGCATTTAAGGCAGAGATGTTGGATAAGTATAAGGAAAACAAGATAGATGCAAACTACATGGATTATTTTGAAAGATATTATACACCTGCATTCACGTACAAAGCATTAAATAGATTGATACAAGGGTCAGCAGCAGATATGACAAAGAAAGCCATGGTAGATCTACATGAAAAAGGTATAATACCACACATACAAATACATGATGAACTTTGTTTTTCGACCACGGACCATGAAACAAAGTTGATTAAAACAACAATGGAGAATGCTATCCCATTAGAAGTCAAAAACAAAGTTGACTTTGAATCTGGACCAAATTGGGGTACAATTAAATGAGGATAAATTATGGCATATTTAAATGCAAACATTCCAGTGGAGTACGCACAAATTAGAAGAGAATACTTATATGATTTACAAAAACATCATGGTGAAGTTGAAGATTGTATTATCTTTGGTGTATCATGTGTTACAGGTCGTGCTCTACTATTTCATGCTATCATGGAAAACGGTGCAATATTTTATCGCTTACCTATTAGCGCTTTTATTCAAAGAGGATTTAAAGTCACCGATGTCCCCAAGCGAAGACTTGATGAACTTCAGCTTTGGAATTCTTTTAGTTATTATCCTTCTGTTCACTCTTGGGATATTTTAGAATCACAAGCGGGTAAATACATAGGAAAAGATAAAAAATGGCACCACGGTAAATACTTATTTACTGTTGACTTTGCTCACCCAGAGCCTAATATACTAGACACCGACCATTCGGAAATTCCGCACGAACATAAGTGCGCTCACATAATGGCCTTAAATGATGGTAATTATGCAGCTCAACCAAATAATAGAATTATTTGGGATATTCCATCTTTCACAGTTAAGGATCAAGTCCCAGACTGGAAAGTACAAACTAACTATTGGAACGTAGAAGATACACAGCAGTGGCGAACAGAAGACACTGACAATTTTTTCTACGAAATTGAGGAGAAGAAACATGATAAAAAAGATTAAGGAAAAAATTAAAAAGGCATGGAAGTGGTACACTGATTGGCTTTTTAATTGGCAAAAATGAGTAAAAAACCATTAAATATTTCTGAGGAGGCAGCTGTGCAAATGCCTATGAAGACGGTTGCCAGCCTCATCGCGCTCGTCGCAATCGGAACCTGGGCTTATTTTGGACTGCATGAAACATTAAACAACCACGCTACAAAGATAGAGTTGATGCAAAAAGACTTGGAACAAAACTCAGAATTTAGAATTAAATACCCAAGGGGTGAATTAGGTCAGTCTTCTGGGGAAGCAGAGCTTTTTATGTTAGTAGAACACTTAGCCGGTGTTTTAGAAGAAGTAGATGCAGAGGTTAAGAGTATGAGAGACAATGCAGTTAATATAGAATTTTTAAAAGATAGAACAAAAAAACTTACAGAAGACGTAGAAAAATTAATTAGAAACGGTAATGGAGCGCACTGATGGTAGAGTTAGTTTTTGCATTATTACTTATACAGGACCATAAAATTATAGAACATCGTTACCACGAGTCATTATCCCAATGTATGAAGGCCAAGCGTTATGCTATGAAGGACAAAAGCAACAAAGACAGAGTGGTCTACAAATGCATAAAATCTAAGGCAAACATAGAAATCTACATGGGGGAAAAGAAAATTACCTCATTAATCCTTGACTAAAAAAAACAACAATATCGCTAAACAATTAAAGGATAGACGCTACCATCAACGTGTGGTAAAGTCTAAAAAAGCTTATGACAGAAAAACTTTTCGTAAAATTTCACGCAGAGATAGTGAACGGGATATGTCCTAGTTGTGATCAACTCACTATGTTAGTTGGTATAACTAGAGATCAATATCGTTGTTTATCTTGCGGTGAAGATTTAAAACAGCATATCAATGGTAGTATCTCTTACATACCACATATAACAAAAACAACTTTACAATCTACAGTTGATGACTATTTAGGTTATGGCAAAGAAAGTTAAGTTTGGTTTATCTACAGCGCCACGTGCAAAGCCTAAAAAAAGGCCGGGTAGGCATAAAAAGAGCCCAAATAAACACGAAAAAAGAATGGGTAAATATAGAAGAAAGTAGTTGACATTATCCAACAAAGTCCTATATTTAAAATATGAAAGAAAAAATAATAACCATAAAAGCAAGAGGTATCACCACAAAACAGTGGTCCAATCTATTGCTCGAATTAAACCTTGTAAAAAAGGCATGGAGACCATATGGTGTTGACTTACAACTGTCTGCACCTGGGTTGAAGAACACCTTGAAGTGGGGTACAAAAGTACATGGTAAAGACATTGATAGTATTAATACTTCTGTTCGACGGGACTCTTATACAAGAAAGGTATGATCTGTCTAGACCTATGGATGTCTACGATTGTCTAGCTTTCGGAGATGACCATAGAGAGGCCATATCAACTTATAACCCAAAGAAAAATGCCTGGATATTAAACGATGGTAGAGGCACATGGCAAGGTCACATATGTGAATAAACCTCCGCCAAGAGGGAAAGATAATGCGGAGGTAAATGGTGAGAAATCACCTCCTACCACAATATTGCCATATTGTCAAATAGTATCAACGGGTGTACAGGTGAATCTAATATACATTTGGTATTTATTAACTTCTTCTCTACCGATCTCTTTCATTTTATTTATGGATTCTTCGTATCCTGCTATCATACAGTCAAATGTTGAGTTGTAACTTTCAGGCCAAACATAGGGTTCCATACATGCGTCACCGACGTATGTACAAAGTATTAAACTTAAAAAAATTTTCATTGACAATCCTATAATCTATCCTATATTAACCCATAATTATGAAAGTGAGGAATCATGACAGACATGAGTAAATACAAAAATGTTTCTTTAACAAAAGAAACATACAAGGTTTTGGAAGCGTTGTCGAAGGTATTATTGCCTGATGCAAAGCTATCAATATCTAAAACCATAGAAGTCTTATCGAATGAGAAAGCGAGAAAGCTAAATGGTAAAATTAAAAAAAGCTGAAATAAAAAAAATCATATGTCCTACCTGTAGTGGTAATGGTTTTGTAACCAACGTGGATGAAGAGGATGGTGAAAAATATGTACACCAGTGTTGGGACTGTGATTCAGAGGGAGAGTATTATGTTACGACAAACAATAATCTTATTGGTAACCCTGACTATGATGACGATAATGATCTTCTTGAGTGGTTGCGGGAGATACCAGTACGAAGGGTTTGATCCAACAACAGCAACATTGAGGTGGTTAATAACACATGACAAAAAAGACAGTGCGGGAGAGTGATATAGTTTATATCGCTGGTTTGTTTGATGGCGAAGGAAGCGTATCTTACAAACAATACATGCGTAAAAGAAAAGGACAAAAGAAACATTACCCAACATGGCAGATTAGATTAGAGTTAGCTATGACTGATAAAGAGATAATTAAATGGTTAGCGGAAACTTTAGACTGTGGAACCTGGGGCGAGAGAAAAGTATTGAAAGGTAGAAAAAGACAATGGCGTTGGAGATGTAGTCATAGAGATGCTTTCTTTGTGGCTAGATTATTGTGGCCTTATGTAAAGGTAAAACTACATAAAATAGAAAAGATTATAGATCACTACACACCTGAGTATAGTATAGATGGTAAAGTGGTCAGCATGCAACAGTATAAGGAGGCGATGAGTTTAGAATGACACCGGAGTATGGATTTGGAATGTTGTTAGTTGGTTTGATTGGTATTTGTATAGGTGCGATCGCTGGCTTTTATATAATTAATAGAGTTGAAGATAATGCAGAA